GATGGGCAATCTATGGGCATTCTCATTGAGGGGCAGTTCCAGCAGCTTGCACAATACACGGAAGACCTATCGAATGCGTATTGGACGAAAGCAAACACAACTGTTCAGTCAAATGCTGCCGTTGCTCCAGATGGCACGCTGACAGCAGACCTAGTTGTCGAGACAACTGCGACTGGTGTTGGGCATCATGTTCGCACTGACAACTTCACGGGTATTAGCAGCTCTACAGCTTACACGGCCACGGTTTTTGCCAAAGCTGCTGGGCTTGGTTTCTGTCGGCTATACACCAACATTGGAGACGCTGATACCGGAGCAGTTTTCAACCTAACTGATGGAACACACAATGTAACTGACGGCAGCGGCACGTTCAGTTCCAGCAGTGTTGGAAATGGTTGGTATCGGCTGCAAATGACTTTCACGACCTCGAACACAAACAACGGGGCAGTTTATTTTCACACGGCCACTGATTCCTCCACCGTTATCTACACGGGTAGCGGCTACGGCTCAGTCTTACTCTGGGGCGCAAACCTCACTCAGAGCAGTCACGCATACAGCTACCTCAAAGCCGAGGGTTCAGCGACCACGAAAGCGGCTGAGTCGTTATCTGTGGCTGACTCCAGCTTGTTCGATAACGGAAGCGGAGCTTTAGCGGCTGAATACGACATGTTTGCTGCGAGCGAAACTAGCTACGTTTTGCAAACAGCTCGCAGTACGGGAGCGACCAACAATGACGGTGTGACTGTTTACAACGAAGGGCTGTTTGTTAACGGAGCTGGCAGCAATACAGTTGTTGGCAACACTACCAGCAATACGTTCCACAAAGTTGCAGCAAGTTGGGAGGCTGGCAGTCAAAAAATCAGCCGAGACGGCGGGGCGGTGGCCGAAGACACAACAACCGTGGTTCCTCAATCTGGCACTGACAAGCTGTTCATAGGAGTGAGGCAAGACGGGGGCGAGCCGCTCAACGGCCACATCAAGCGACTAGCGATTTATTCCGAGCCGCTAAGTTCAACCAACCTGATTTCTCTCACGTCCTAAGTAACAACAGACACTCAATCATTCGATATGCACTACACCGATTTAATGCTGAAATTCGACGATGAGGCACAGGCCAAAGCCTACCTCTACGAGGAGGTTCCAACCGCTTGGGACAACTCGGACCCAGAGAATCCGATTGTGACAGAGACTGAATCACGTCCTCTGTTTCGCAACATCGATACGCTGGGTGTGATCTACACCGGTGGAAGCTGGGATGCCGAGGGCAATGAGGTGGAAGCCCCAGTGGCTCAACCGGGCTGGCACGTAAATATCAGATGCCTCGATGGGGAAGACAGCACTCACCTCGATGGCTTTGTAGTTACACCAACACCAGCAACTCCCCGGAGAGTTTGGGCGTAAGCTATCTGTTGCCGGGGGACACGGTGAATAGTTGGATGGATCACGTTAAATTCGGGATGGTCGCCGTACTTGGGGTGACTGTGACTACGACTCAGATAGATTCGGTTTTAAGAGTCTGCATAGCATTGGCAACCCTGACCTACACGGTAATCAAGTGCATGTCAGCTGCCAGGGATTACAAAAACAAGAAGAGAGATAACGATGAAACGTTGGATTGAAATAGCATTCCTGGCCGGTGCCATACTCACATTCTCCGGCTGCGCTCAGTGGGAGAAACTGTCAGACAGGATCCACGAGCCTGTCATCACCACCAGGACCAACACTGTAGATACTCCTCTTGGGCCGGTGAGCATGGTTACCACTCACACCAACTGGGTGGTTAAATCTAGCGCCGAATCAGTTGCCGAGTTGCCTCGAGACCTGGGCTTTCCCCTGGGAGGTCTCATCACGTTCGTTCTCACTAGTGCTCTGGCTGTTACTGCTGCTATCCGCGGCAGGCAGTACAAAATGGCAGTGATTAGTGCGTTGGATGCTGGAAACCAATTTAAAGACGAGTTGGCTAAAAACAACATCGATTACAAGCCCATGCTCAAGACGATTATTAAAGATCAGAAAGCAAAGGGCACGTTTGGGATCATCCGCAAATTTCTAGACCTAATCTGATGGGACTCTCAAAGGGACATACATTCACCGACGGTGAAACAGTAACAGCTGCCAAGCTTAACAACCTGGTAGATAACGCAACCATCACCAGTGATACGATCACTGAGGCGATGATTAAAGATGGAGCTGTTACAGCAAACAAACTAGCAGCCAACTCAGTAACCGGCGCGAACATATCGTCCAACTCAATTAACCTGACATCACTGTCCAATGCGTCAGGAGGAACCTCGGGGACGATAGTCCAAAGTGGGGCAGGGGGAGTGTTTGAAGAGTTCACGCCTGGTACCTCTGGGACGTTTCTGAAATCAGCTGGGACAGACGCATCGCTTACATGGGGAACCGTGGATGCAACTGGCGTGGATGCCACAATGATCTCCGGGCATACCGAGATTACGTCCCCAGGCACTGATGACACTTTGCTGATTAAAGACAAAACAGCCGGGGTCAACAAGAGTCTTCAGATCCAGAACCTCTACAAGACGGTTAGCGGACTGACAGCATTGTCTTCAGCTGACATCGCATCTAGTGACGAGTTCCTGGTAATAGATGGGACGATCCCTAAGAAGATTACCAAAGCAAATTTAGAAAGCGCACTTGGTGGTGGTCAGCTGCCATCATCCGGATCTAATTATTACTCCGGCACAAGCAGCACTCTGTACGACGTTTTAAACAGTGCCTCAAAAACCGCAGTATTCACTCACGGGCTGGGAGCAACACCAAGACTCGTCAGGATGGTTGTCCTATGCGATTCAGATGATTCTTTAGGGCATGGATACAGTGTTGGAGATGAAATTGAAATAGCAAACCTCTACTATTGGGATGGCGACAATTATCAGACCCCAGCTGCAACGGTGACATCTGATTCTTCAACCATACAAGCTCAATTCAATTACCTAATAACTGCCAGTGGGTTTCAGCTGGTGTTAATGCAAAAAACACAAATACCAGGAGGTCCGGCTCAGGGGAGTGCTGGCGGTCCGGGGACGCTAAACTTTGGGACAGCTTATTACTTCTCAAACAAGAGTGGAGCAGATACTAGCCGGTTTAAACTTAAAGTCTACGCTTGGGCATGACACTATCCTCGATAGCTAACTTTGTTTGCGGCAAGCTCGGTAAGACCGACGCTTCATCCATCGCAGCTGCCAAAGACTTCATCAGGCAGAGGCATGAGATGATCGTGGATACCGGTCTCTGGAAAGACACGATTGTCATTTCCGAGTTCAACTTGCCGACCAGGGAGTCTCCCGACACTAACCCCTACACGGCGAACGCAACAGAGAGTGTATCATACGAGGAAGAGTTCACCCTGCCATACGAGGTGGCTAGGCCAATTAACATCATCTACAATGATCAGCTGCTTGCTTACCGAGACCTACAAGCTCTTGTTCGCACGCAGCCGGACTCAATCCTGGGCACTGGAAACCCGGTAGCATTTACCGAGGTTGAACCAGTTGCCCTGTCCAAGCTTACTAGCACAGAGCCATTCCGCGTTCAGCTCAAAGCTTACACCAACGCGGCAGACTCCGGCACCACGATTTACTTCAAAGGGAAGCTTAACTCTAGACCAGTCGCGGAGACGCTAACACTTTCCTCGAGCAACTACTACGGATCCCAGGAATTCGATGAGGTGCATTACGTATCCAAGAACACAACCTCAGGGGCTGTACTGTTCTCTAACGGTGCGTCTACCGAAACCATCCCGGCGGATGAAACCAGGTACTCTCTTTGCCGGGTTAGGCTTAACCTCAACCCTGAGTACGTAACGGGTGAAGACGTGTCGATCATTGTGATCGGCAAGAAGCGCGTTAGGCCCATGCGTCATGACTACGACGAGCCCCAGGTGAGGGGAATAGATAACGCACTAATTGCGTTTGTGGAGGGAGACATGCTGGAGCGCTCCAGGCAATACGCCAAAGCTCAAGTGAAATACTCAGAAGCATCTAGCCAGCTGGATATCGCTAGAGACATTGAGCGAGGGCAGTCAGCTGCCGTTAGTATCCTCCAGCCAACAGTGATAGGCGATTACGACCGAGTTGATTTTGGATTCTAAGCAATGCCAGTTTATTTCAATGACGCCACTGATGATCCGCTCGTATTTGATTCCCAACCAGTCATCCAGGGAATCAACTCATACGGACGTGCGTCTACGATTCCTAATATCCTGGCAAGCAACCTCGAGAATGTAGAGCTCTCCACCTCTGGGATCACAAAGAGCCGACGAGGTGCCTGGAGAATATCATCTGACACTTACACCACCGTCCATGCAGTCATAGGGTTGCGGACATCCGTATGGGACTACGGTCTCATGATCTTTGCGGACGGTAATGTCTACCTGCACACCCCAGATGTGACAGGGGTTTTGTTCACCGAAGAATATAACAGTTCGGCCCTGGCCCATCAGTGCAGTGCAGCTGAAATCAATGGAGCAATATATTTCACAGACGGGAGTGGCGACATACTCGTCATTCGACAAACTGGTTCTGAAGACATTCTGGTTGATGCTGACGGTAATGGCGTTTGGGATGACGTTAGCAGCATTGTGGCTTACGATGTTGCCGTCGAGATCGCAGACACTGACAGTCCAGAAAACACTAGAGCCCTAACAGCCCACATGTTCCGGTTGTTCTGCGCGACCGGCATCGACAACCTCCACGTATCCTACATCCTGCCCGATCTGGGTGCTGACCAGAACGAGGAAGTAACCTCTGATCCAAATAACACCGACCCTGGGACTGGCGACATATTCCCAGCAATCAATTCGATTAGGATCGGAAAGGGCAACAGTGATGCCATCCGGTCCATCGTTGCTTTTAAAGATTTCCGAGTCGCTATTCTCAAAGACAACTCAATTTACGTTGTTAACGCAGACCCAACATTGAGACCAGCCGATTACACTGTACAGCTGGTGAGCGACAAAGTGGGATGCCTGGCTGAGAAGTCGGCAGTCAGAGTTGGAGACGACATTTTGTTCCTGTCGCGCGATGGGGTGCGCAGCATTGGCACCGCATTCCAACAGGATCAGGTCGCAACCTCGGACCCCATCTCACTTCCGATCCACGATATCATTGAGGAGATCAACTGGGGGTATGCCAACCGTTCATGCGCTGCCTACTGGCGAGGCAGATACATCCTAGCAGTGCCTACTGGATCGTCCACGACTCCCAACACTGTCCTGGTATACGATACCAATCTCAAGCAGTGGTCTGGGCGCTGGTCTGGCTGGAAGCCAACTGCATTTGATATCTACGAACCTCTCAATGACAGGCGGCGCCTAGTTTGGGCTGATGCGACAAACAACAACGTCGTCTACCTGCGCGACCATATAGACGAAGACGCAACCACCGAGAACGATTACGCTGACCAGCTGGGGGCGGACTACACCCAGGTGCCGTTTGAGATTCTGACTAGAGGGCTGACTTTCGGTGACCCTATCTCACCCAAGACGTGCGACTTTCTCGAGGTTGAATTTTACAAAAGCAAAGCCAGGGCAAACATCACGCTAATCCCTGACGGTGGTGACGAAGTCATTCTGGACAGTGGGCAGTTGGTGGACACTGGAACCGGTGAGCTCCGATTGGATTTTGTTTTGCCAGCTGTCCTAGGCAAGCCTGGCATTGTGCGGCACAACATGAGCTTGACGGGCACCAACCAGGGTCGTGAGTTCCAGGTCAAGATCACCAGCTCGTCAGCAACTCAGGTTACAGAGGCTGGGTTGCAGCTGGATGATCAGAGATACATTGCACTCCGAAACATCAACTTGGGAGCGTTCCTCGAGACGCTCGAGAAACAGGTTTGAAAATTGACAGGGTTCTTGAATTCGCCAGGAAAAATGGAAACGGGAGAATATTCTCGAATTGGACAGATGATGAGGTACGGCAGCACCTGGTGTTCCACAACCGGAACGGAACACTCATGGTCGTCGAAGAATGGGGAAACATTGCTGGGTTCGTTACCTACAGGAGGATTAAAGACTTCGATGGTGACATCGTTCCTCACTTTTGGGCGCCAAACAACCCGGAGGGTAAAGACGTTTATCTCCATGAACTTTGCAATCCCGGCAAACATGCGACCTACACCATGCTGGCAACTTTTGAAGAATTTAACCAGGACGCACCGGAGCTGACCTACTGGGGGCACCGTCGGGAAAAACTGAAACGATACACATACGCTGACTTTAAGA